CAAGCTTGGGCATGTCTCCCCCTACGGGTAAGGGGCCCCAGGGTCTATCCCCCGGGGCCCCCGTTGGTTGGTCTTACAGGGTGGCAGCGATCATCTTCTTGATTGCCTCGTACACCTCTTCGAGTTCGGCCCGAACCGCTTCCTTGGTCTCGTCGCTGGCGTGCTCGAAGTCCTCGGGCTTGGCCCTGTGGATGTCAGCACGCACCTTGCGAACCACCGTGCGGATACGGTCGTCGGGGTTCTCGGCCTCGGGCTCCCCGTCGCTGTCCTCGCTCGGCGCCTCTCCCCCGGGCGTGATTGCCTGCTTGGCCTGGTAGCGCTCGCGCGCCTTTTCAATCTCCCCCTTGAGACCTACGCCGTAGTACGCAGCGAGGAACTCGGACACCGGAACGTCATCAGGCTTGTCAGCGAGCAGGCCCGCGAAGCGCTTCCGCTCCTCCTCGGCCTCCGGCGTGTCGCTGTCGAGGTCACGCAGGTACGCCGCGCGAACGTCCGTGCGCTGGGTCTGCACAGAACGGTTCAGCTTCTTGAGAGCCTGATCAATGTCAAACTCATCCATGCCTTCCTTGGCCAGCATCTCACCGATGCTCTTACCCATGGCGCTGGATGCCCTCTTGGCGGCTGCACTGTCGCCCTTGATGTCGGGGTGCCCGTCCTTGTTGGGGATCCGGCGCCACATGTCCAGGACGATCGAGGCGATTTCCTTGGCCGTGGTACTGGTCTTGATGTGCATGCGCACACCCTCGGCAACGCGCTGGGCACCCATGTCGACCAGTTCGCTGACACCCTCGTACTCGGTGTAGTCCTTGACCGGTGCCGCCTCAGCCTTGGTGGCCACCTCCGTGCTCACGTCCTCGGGCATCGTGTTCGCAGCCTCGGTGAACGCAGCACGCTTGTCGGTCTTGATCTTGATTGAGCCCTTGCCGCTGAGGGAGGACACCAGGGCTTCGTTTTCCTCCGTGAGTTCGGCCAGCGCCTCGGCGTCCGTGAGGGACCGGGCACGCTCAATGTTGGCGTCAATCTGCTCGATGACATTTGTACCGGCCTCGGTAGTCACGTCGTTACGGTCCGTCATGATCTCTCCCTCTGCTTCGCGGGCAACCCGCTCAGCACGTCGTTCGGTGTAGGTGCAGCAGGTCTTACAGGTGATCGGGGCGTCCGTGGTCCGGAACTTAGTCAGGTTTTGGTTCATACCCCCACCACGACACAGCGGGTAGGGATGCTCGTCCTGGCCCGGCATCATGGTGTGAACCTTGCCACCGTTGTAACTGACTACGTTCATCGCCCTGCCCCCTCCGTCGTGCTTGCGGAACCAAGTTAAGCACAGCGATCAAGGACGGGGCAACCACATACCGAAATTGGTAGGTGCCCGAACGCAGAAAACCCCCCGACCAGCGCACATGGCGCCAGCCAGGGGGTCCTTGTCAGGCTTCGAGAATGCGGGACTTCAGTTCAGCGACGCTCGCTGTGTTGTAGATCGTGACATCCGCTGGGTAGTCGTTCAGGGCCCGCTCACTGATGTGCACCTCGGCACCAGCCTTGGCCACCTCGGGCCGGACGATCCTGACCAGCGTGAAGCCTCGGGCGCGCAGTGTGTCAGCCTCGTTGGGGTACCGGACGTCAGTCACGACCACGGGCATGTTCAGCCGGTCGGCGCCGTCCACCTTCCGCAGCAGGACGTTAAGCCAGTAATCCTCATCCTGCTCACGGATGCTCTGACCCACGTACTGGAGGATCCGGCGCACCTCGGGGTACCGATCCTTGGCCAACTCCCAGCCAACATCAGCGATCAGCGGAGCGAGGCGCACCGTAACGCCGTACCCGGTGGGGATGTACGGGTTGATGTTCAGCGCCATGCTCTTCAGCGGATCGGCGAACGCCAGCCGTGTGTAGTCGCGCATGCGGACCAGGGCCGAGGCGGCAGTGTCCTTTCCACTACGCGCCTGGCCGATCAGTCCCACGTGTCGCATGGTGCCTCCCCAGAGTTAGTCTCCAGAGAGGCCCTGTCGAGTGGATTGCACTACGCGCCGAAGTACAGCCGGACGTAGTGGGCGATTGAGTCCGCTGGGAACTCCGGCCAGATGCGCGCAGCAACAGGCAGGGCGACGAGTAGACCAGAGGCAATCTTCCGGCGATGGGCCAGCGCCCAGTAGCCGGCCTCTCGGACGTGGGACAGAAAGCCTCGCGACTGGGTAGCGTGCTCGGGCATGTGGTTAGCCTCCAATGGCCTTGGCAATGGTGATTCCGGCACTGATGATGGCGCCGATGGTTGCAGTTGGCACTGCGTACTTCCAGCGCTCGACGCTGCGCAACCTGTCTTCATGGTCGTCGAGTTGCTTGCCAACCTCAGCGTTGGACTGCACGAGCGACCGAACGTCATCACGCAGACCAACGATCTGGTCATAGATCTCGCGCGCGCTGATGGTCACTCCCAGGGGATCGTTCTCCGGCATGACTCCCCCATCACGCCACTACGTGGAAACCGTGCTTGTTGCCCAGCTTGGTCAGCGACACGAAGCCAGGAAGCCCATCAGCGTCCGCGCCTCGGTAACCTAGCTTGGTCTGCCACTTGCGATACGCCGCAATGGTCGAGGTGCCGTAACTCCCGTCGCTGGCATACGCCTTGGCTAGGTACCCCTCGGCCCGTAGCGCAGCCTCGACCAGCCGCACGCCAGCCGCATAGGTCGTGTGGCCCTGCGCGGCGTGAGGGTCAGCCTTGGCAGCGCTGATCAGCTTGGACAGATCAACCGTGGGCTTGGTGGCAGGCTTGGCCGGAGTACCAGGCTTGGGCGGCGCATACATCGGCGCAGCAGCAAACAGGATGGCCGGACTGATCTTGCCCGGGTCCCAGTGGTCATTACCCGGAACGTTGCAATGCCCGTAGTGGCCGGCCTTGTTGAGCCAGACATCGCGCGTACGCTTCGCCGCAGGGTCGCCATAGCGTGCCGCGAGGCTACCCATGGGGAATACGTCGGGCACGCCCCACGATCGGATCGCTGCCATCAGCGCACGGAAGTTGGGGCCAGGCTTCCAGTAGCCCGTAAACGGCGTGCCAGCGCGTGCCAGTACCTCAATCTGGATGCACACTCGGCCCGTTCGGTTCGTCCGCGTAGCGCCGTCGTTCTTCAGGGCCCGAGCGCTCTGGTTCATCGGCCCGTACTGCGCGAGCCTGTCCGTTGTGGGGTCGTACAGGAAGTGGGGCTCAGCGCCGATCGTCCGCAGATACTTGCCTACGGCGTCAAAGGCAGTGTTGCCAGCGCCCGATTCCGTCGTATGCCAGACCACGCGCGGGGGTCGAGTCGGGGAGTCCATCGCTCCCCCGATAGCGCCGGGGCCGAGTCGCTCAGCGCCAGCAATCCATGCGGTGCCCAATGTGTCTCCTAAGAATGCGAGGGGGCCAGGGCGCACACAGCACCCTGGCCCACCTACCAATTTTGGTACGTGCCTAGCTGACGATGTTGTAACCCGGCGACGTGGTGCCACCACCAAACGAGGTAGTGGCAGCAGTCGAGAACACCAGCGCCACGGCAGTAGTCCAACCGTTGTTGGTCAGGTCGTTGTTCGCGACCGTGTTACCAGAGGCCGAGTTCGGGCTAACCGTGATCCCGTTGACCGAAGTGCCCTTGATGATCCGGTTGTTGGCTACCAGCCCCTTGGTGGCGCCATCGCTGAGGCGGATACAGGCGGCGTTCACGTTGGTCACGTAGTTGTTCTGCACCAGGAAGTTAGCCGTATCGGCGATGAACACACCATGGTTCGTGGTGTTCGTGTCGATGGAGTTTCCGTTCACGTTCGTGCCGTTACTGCGGCTGACGTTTACGCCGTTGGATCCCGTGTTACGGATCGTGTTGGCGCTGACGTTCGCAGCAGAGCAGTTGAATACGACGATGCCCGTGGACGCTGTGCCGTTGATCGTGTTACCGGTCACCGTAGGGCGCGAGCAGAACTCGACGTGAATGCCGTTAGACGTGTCGGTCGACAGGCCCAGCACAGAGTTACCCGTGATGGCCACCTGGTCCCACGTGGCACCCGTGGCGCCATAGACACGAATGCCGGAGTCATCGCCCGCACTGTCAATCGTGTTGCCCGTAATGGACACGTTCTTGCCGTTGGCGCTGTACCCCTCGGCCACCGGGTCAGGGCGCGATAGCTGGATACCGGATAGGCCCGAGTTAAACACGATATTGTTCGCGATCACCACGCGTCGCCAGGCAAACCCGTACACACCCTGGTGCGCCACATCATCAAACCGGTTGTTGACGATCTGAATCCCGTAGTAGTAGACGCCGTTCGCTGCCTTGTGGGATCCCACACCACGACCAAACGACCCACAGCGGGTAGACGCGCCAACCTTGCAGCCGTCCACGAGAATGTTCTTCGAGGGGGTGTTGTCAAACAGCCCGATGGCAGCGCTGCCAGACAGGGCTAGGTCAATCTGGATGGCCTCAGAGAACGTGCGCGAGGCATCCGAGGTATTGTCTCGATAGCCAAGGAACAGGCAGTTAAGGGCCCTGCCACCATCAGTGGAGTTGAACTCGATACCGTGCGCTGACGACACGTTCATGATTCGCGCGTCGCGTACCGTGATGTCCTCGCAGTGAATGAAGCCCATCACGTTGGTCTCAGCGGTGACGGAACCGTTCGTGCCGTTGAACGCGTTACCGTCCCACGTGCCACCGAGAACCTGGATATGCGAGTGTCCCCCGTACCCGCTGAACGTTTCCGTGGATAGGAAGTTCCGCAGGATGCCGGTATTGCCCACAGACTTGATCGTCGCGCCGTACGCGTAAATCGTCGTGTAGTCGTAGACGACCAGGAAGTTGGTCACGGCGTACGTCTTGCCCGGAGTGAACTGGATCAGGCCACCCCCGCTGGTGTGAGCCAGATCGAGGGCAGCTTGAATTGCAACCGTGTCGTCGGTGACTCCGTCGCCCACAGCACCAAAGGTTTCCACATTCACCGTGCTCGACGTGTTCAGCCGCTCAAGCATGTACTGAAGACGTCCCCCGGTAATGTCCATTCCGGGGCGCCAGGCATCAACAGGCGTAGACAAAGTGACTCCCTAAAGCGAAGTGATTGCGGGGGTGGCAAGCGATACAGCCGTGCCAGCGGGTTGCGCCTTCACCACCCCATTGACGGAGCGCTGCACCGTAAAGCGCTGAGTGTTGAGTACCTGGAAGTTGTCAGCGCGGATGTACACAGGGAGCGTGGCCGTGCTCGCTGCGCCCAGGAAGCTGCGGAAGCCCACGGATCCCACCGCAGTCAGGTCCGTATCCGTCGCCGTGATCTGCCAGTTGGCAGGCTCTGCGCTGGATTTCAGCCAGACCTTGGCCCGGAGCGTGCTGCCGACCACCTCGAAGCGCAGCGTGTACAACGTGCCCGGCGAGTGCGTCATGCCCGTTGTAATCGTGGCGCCTAGCTGGGTCTCGGCAACGTTCCGCTTGCGCAGCATCAGCGAGATTCCGCCCGTGGTCTCGATGCGGACATGCGCGAAATACAGGTGCGTGGTGTCCGTGTAACGAGCCATGACATAGACGTTGTTCGTCGCCCCGGTTGCTGCCGCTGAACAGTTCCAGTCAGTACGGATATCGACATTCGCTGACGGTGCGGGAAACAGCGTGTGGCGAGTCACGTTCACCGAGTTGTGCACATGACGGCCCAACCCCGAGTTGACGTCGTAATCGCTGACCGACCCGTTCGCCGTGGTCCACACATCGCCCGCAGGGGAAGTTCCCCAACCGTTGGTGGTAGTACGCGTGAACGTGTCGGTCAGTGGAGCAATGCCGGTAACGCTCATGACTTCGCCAGCGACACGAACGGACACCGGCATATCTGCCGGATCCTCGGTCCAGGTAGGGCCGCTGGTCGTCTTAACCACAAGGCTGGTAGCCGTTGTGCTGGCCGATTGCGTCAGTTCGGATCCGTCCGTGTTCACCTGGCCATATGTGGGGTGGTCGGCAACCGCCGTATCCCACGGGCCAGCAGGCACGCAGTTGAGCTCTAGTTCCCACCGGTACATGTCGAGCGTCTCGGACCAGCCGAGGACGATTAGGTCTACGTCCTCGTGACTGACCCACTCGGGCAGATCACTAACCCGGATCTTGTCGCCCTCGCGCATGTCGAGAACGGCCGGTATCAGCGACTCGGCGCCAGGCTTGTGCAGCATGAGCGTGATTGTTGGGTATCGCGCTGCGTCCCAAGTGCCCTGGTGCAGCTTCCAGTACGCGATGGGCTCTGTCTGCTCGTCGTGGCCGAGGCTCAGCGTGTACGAACTGTCATACCTGCCAATGCCGTTGGGTGGGGACTGGACCGACAGGGGGCCGGCGTCCAGGACAGCGCGGGCCGAACTGCCGCCATCGCGGGTAACCGTGACGTCGTTGACCACCGAGGTGTCGTCGTCCACGGGCTCGATGTCGGCGCCCAACCCGGGGGCCAGGTACGACAGTTCGAGCTGTGGCGTCTGTGTGTACATGCTCGACCGGTCCCGGTAGTGCAGACCAATGCGGTGCATGTCCTCGGTGAGTAGCCCACCATCAGCACCAGCCGCCGCCTCGAACAGACTCAGTAGCGAGTCATCGCGCTGATAACCGACCGCTTCCATGTCCAACAGGCCAGGCATACGCGAGCACTTGATGCCCTCTTCGCTGGCCAACCGCATCATGCGCTTCCATGCAGACTCGCCATTGAACGCGTTGTCAGAGCCATCGATCAGCGTGCTGTTCGCCGTGTCGAGTACGAAGATGTGGCCGATACCCCAGCCCTGCGTAGCCTCGCTGGTCCAGTCGCCAGCGAGCGAGGAAACCATGCCGCATGTGCCGGTGGCGTACGTCGAGGTGTATCCGCCAGCGTCGCCGCCAACGTCCTGAAAGCTGACACGCCACGTGAAGCCCACGCCGTCCGCATCGTCCTGCGCCCAGAAACGCAGACGCGTCCAGCCATGGAAGATGTCAGCGCCGACCGCAATGCCCTGGTCAACAACAGTGACCCCGGCGAAGCTGTAACCGAGGACATGCGCCCGGCCCATCTTCAGCTTGACTTCCCAGTGGCTGACAATGCCCGTGGTCCGCCAACTCATCAACTGAGTCTCGTCTACTGGGGCGTTGTCATCGGCGTTGTAGACGAATTCGATCTGCCATGCGCCCGGGGTCGACGGTGGCACCGTGGCCGAGAACGCAGCAGAGTCAGACAGCTTGGGCAGAGGCAGGCTTGATGGCAGCGTGCTCCATCCCGCCCAGTCAACGCCAGTCATCGACGCAGGGAACACACCAGGAATCGGCGAGTAGGCCCGGGTCGCATCCTGGGACTCTTCCAGCGGCCAGTAGGCCACCGGGTCACCCGAGGGAATCCGGCGCCGTAGGGCCGAGTCCAGAGCCTTGGCGCCCTGGCCCAGCCGGCGCATGATGCCGTTCGCCTGTACGGGGGTCCAGACGTCATCTTCGCCAGTCGTCCACTTAAGGGGCCACTCGGCAATCTCGCCCATGAACCGATCCTCGCGGTCACGGATCTCAGCGTTGCCGCTCAGCGCCCACACGTTGGCCTGTGCGTCCGTCTGAGACGTGGTCCGGTCCGCCAGTGCTCGGAAGTCCGGCGAAGCCACCACAGAGCCAGCTATGCCGTTCCGGACCTCGGCCCGGTACACACGGCCGTCCATCGGTAGCCGTTGAAGGTTCGCCGCCACGTTGTCCCGATGCTGGGCAATGCCAAGCTGAAGCGGCGCAGTGCTGGCGAAGATCGAACCAACACCCGCACCGGTCAGCGTGTTGCCTATCTGATTCCAGGTGGACGAACTCAGCGAGTCAGCCCAGTAGAACGTGCACGCGTTCCGACCGGTGCCGTCATCAGCATCGAACACGGCTCGTAGTGCAGCGCGCTCGGGCAGTGCGGGGAGGGTCGTCCAGTACGAGAACCCCATGTTGGCTTCCGTGCCGTCGCTGGTCCGACGGAAGTACACCAAGCCCTGGTACAGGAACAGGGCCCAGCTTTGCTGGCCGGCTGCACCCCACTTACCAATCAGCCACTGATTCGTAGGGCCGTACCAGTTACCGGCCAACTCAACCCGAACGTCAAGGTCACCCGTGATATCCAGCGCCGACTGGTCAGCCGTGTACGCGTAGCCCGTCTCGGTGCCGTCCAGTTGTAGGTAGCTGTCCCCCACACCCGGGATGTTCACCCGCACCGGAGTGTTCTGCATGAGCAGGCCATACAGCGGGCTCATAGCATTCCGGCGCGAGTACTTCCCGCCCTTGTTGTTAAGCGTGAAATTGATGGAAGTGGGGTCAGCGGCAGAACCCTGGTCCCGAAGTCCGCGCGTGATCTGCTTGACGTCGCGCAGATAGACATCAGAGCTGACGTCCGTCCACGTGCCACCTAGCTGAAGTTCCGTACGGATATCCAACGGGAAAGTAGCCACCGCTGACCCCTCTCTTATCGTGTACCAAATGCCGTTTGAACGCTGCCTCGACCATCGCTCTTGACGATGCGCCGAATCAGCCGCTTCATGTCCTCGTCAGCGCCTGTCACGTCGAAGACGATTCGGCCCTGCCCGTTGGCGCTGTTCACGCCCTGGACCCGCGCAGAGTTCAACATGCCGTTCAGCTTGGATAGCGGCATAACCGCTTCGTTTTCGCGGCCCTCACCGATCATCGCCAGCGTGGGCCCAGAGGTGACACCACCGCTTGCCAGCATCGGAATGTTCGGCGTGCTAACCGTCACCTTGGGAATATCGACACCCAAGAACGAGCCGCCACCCAGCGAGAATGACAGGTTGTTCCACTTGCTGATGACCCAGTTGACGGCGCTGCGGAACGCGTTTTTCAGACCATCAAACGCACCGTGAAGCGCGCGGCTGATGGCACCGGGTATCCCCTTGAAGAACGACACCAGGCCGTTCCACTTGTCCTTTACGTAGCCGACACCCTTGGCAACCCAACCCGGAATGGTCGACGTGAAGAACGAGCCGATAGGCGCGAACACATTCGACACAAGCCAGTTCCAGCCGGCTGATAGTCCAGCCTTCAGCCCGTCCCAGATGGCCAGGATATTGGCCTTGACGTTGTCCCAGTTCTTCCACATCAGGATTGCGACGGCGATCAGCGCCAGGACCAGGGCGACAATCCACGTGATCGGGTTAGCAAGCAGCGCTGAATTCATGGCCCACACGGCGATAGCCGCGATACCGAAAGCCACAGCGAGCACGAGCAGCACAGCAGCAACGATCTTCAGTACCTCGGGGTGCGCGGTCATAAAGTCGCCAAGCCACTGTAGAACCGGCTGGAGAGTCTCACCGATCGTCGTGGCCATGGTGCGCCAGATGACGGTAAGGGACTGCGCTGCCTGCGTACTGCCCGAGGCATTCGCCGCAGCACCCGCAGCCTTATCCATGCCGGACGCAGCAGCAGCACCAGCAGGCTGCATGGCGAACAGCGCATCGGTCTGTTCACCGGCCATGTCTCCGAAGAGCTGGACGGCTAGCTGTGCCTGCTTGGCAGGGTCCTTCACGTTCTTAATCGCTGCAATGGCATCGCCCATCGCAGACTCAGCATCCTTACCGCCATGCTTCAGCCGCTTGAACATGTCGCCGGAGTCGAGCCCCAGGGACTTGAAAGCCTGCTTGGCCTGGTCAGTGTTCTCGGTAGTGATTCGGCCGAACTCATGGATGATGTCCGCCGCCTGGTCGATGTCCTTACCGCCGGCCTTGACGTATTGGGACATCAAGCTGAAAGCATCCTTGCCACTGATACCCAGCCGCTTGAATTGCTGGCCGTACTCGCTGACCACGTCCGGGATATCGCCGAGCATCGACTTAGGCAGAATCTTTGAAGCCTGCGTTAGCAGGTCGAAAGCCTCGGTCCCGTCCTTGGCCAGGCCGTTGGAAATCAGCTTGCCCGCAGTAGTGGCAGCGTCGCCCACCTCGACCCCCAGCGTGTTGGCCAGGGTCAAAGCATCTTCGGTCATCTGTGTGACCTGCTCTTGGGACATCTTGCCCATGCCGCCAAGTGCCTGCGTCACGGTT